CTAATACGTTTCCAGCCAATATATCAGCTCCACTTGCAATTGCTTGTGATTGTGTACCTTGCTGGATTGCCTGTTGTTGTTGAACTGCTCCTAATTGTGATTGTAAACCTTCAATAATTGAGTTTAGAGAATCAATTTGTTTAATTAGAGCTTCAATTTGTGCTTTAAACCCCTGATTTTGAGATTGTAAAGATGCTCTTAAAATGGATTCTTCAACTGATTTTTGAACTGCTGATTGAATTTGATTTGAAAAATCTTGTATAGTTCCAGTTAAAGTACTTATCTGATTACTCAATGCATCATTAACTTGTTCAACTGCAAGTTTATTATTTATTTCAGTTTGAACTTGTGCTTCTAATCCGGCAACTTCTGATGTTAGTGTTTCTACTTTTTTAGTTAAATCTTCTACTTGCTTTGTTAAATCTGCATTAGTTACAACTTGTTCATCGTATAATGACTTTGGAACTAATTCTTTATTTGGTACAGGTATAGACGGTTTTAATTCTTTAACTTCAACATCAATTGCTTTTAATAACTCTACATTATCGATTTTTGTTTTGGTTAATGGCTTGAATACCAACGATGATGCTACGTTTTGTTCATCAATTATTGTAACCCCATATTCATTTTTTGAAACAGCCGCAGAACCTGATATCCTTAGAATCGATTCTAAATCTTCTTTACGTTTATCAGCTAACTTTTGTGCAATTGTTTCTAAAGGTGTTAATGCCATTATTCTACTATTTCAAATATTAATTTATCATCAATTAGTGTTGTTATTCCACCTTCGACTATTTTTAGTTTTATTTCATACATCCTATTAGCCGGTAATGTATTTAAGTTCATATTAAAATAATTAGAAGTACTATCACAACTAATTTTAGTATATGTTCCAAATGGATATATTACTTCGCCAGTAACATAATCTTCCAATTGATAATAAGTAGTAGTTGGTAAGTATTTATTTTGGTCTAATTCATATATTGTTCCAAATGATTTTAATGGAAACATATCTCTACCCTTAACTCTTAATTTAATTAAACTATCTTTTTGGTAGTTTGTTTTTAAATTAGTAAATACTACTTTATAACCTTCTTCAGCTGAACCCGTTACAGGTGCTAAACTTCCTGTTGCTACTATTGAATCATTCCAAACTATTTCTAATTTAGGTTCGTATATTGTATTTGTTTCTTTTGAAAAGAATTTAAGTACACCATAATCATTTGAGTCAATTGATGCTGATGTGTGGTGATGTAATATAAACCCATTATTTGGTAAAGAACCACTAACCCATAAATTTATAATACTCGTAACATCCATTCTCACATCATCTGGCTCATTACTAAATGATTGAGATGCCATAGATGCCGTATACCAAGTACCGCCACCCCCATTTGAAATTGAACCCGTATCAGAACCACTTACATATGAATTTGGTATTGCAACGTAATCCATCCATTTATCAGTTCCATTTTTATAATACCAACTGACTCCATTTGATGTTATATTATCAAATTTTGTACCAGTTCCCATATTCCAACTTTGAGAAACCGCGTTTGCATATATTGTATATTCTAATGGAATTTCTTCTGAGTTTGCTGATTTAATATTTAAATAAGCTTTCCATCCACTACCTGTTTCTAAATTAGAAACATCGAACTTTATTAAACTTCTAGCTACATCGATAGTAGACCCATAATAAAGTTTACCAACTTCTAATAGTTCATCTCTACCTGTATTTTGTTCAGGTTGTTGAAGATATATGCTCGCGTCAAATGATGATGTATAAAATTTATGCATTATAAAGCCCTCCCTTTTATGTCTTTGTTAGGATATTTAACTTCGAAGATACAAGGGTCTAAGGAAGGGTAGACAATCTTTCCTTTGGTTGCTTGCTCTATATTATATTTGTTTGGAGAATAATTACCATCACCACCACATAGATTTGAAATCTTTACAGATGGTACACTCATTACTCCTTCTACGTTTGCAAGAATTAATTCCATTTCTGAAATATTTATTGGTTTATTAAATGTCCAATTATCTATATCAAAATAGTTTTGCATTTCTAATAAACATTTACTTAATACTTCCCTTTTGTTATAATTTGAATAACAAATTATTTCAAAATCAACTGCAATGTTTACAATGAATCCATCAATCATATTGACTGCATCAGTAATCATTCTATATTCACCTAAATAAGTTTTAAGATTTTGTTTTACCGCTGGATTTAATTGAGTTAGCTTGTTATTACCATCGTATCCAAGCATATACATATTGATAGCAAATGGATTATTTACTTCAGATACATTTGATTTTTTCTGAGAAAGGTATTTAACTAATTCTTTTTGAATGTCTGCTTTTGATTTATCTTTCATACCATCTACTAATCCAACAAATTCTGCTATATTATTAGGACTTGCTAAAATAGATGATGGGGAATTATTATCAATTTCACCGTCAGGAGAAACATATACCTTTGCAACACTACCATATCTTGCTGGCATACTTAATGCTCTTACAATATAATCCTGTCTTGTTACTGCTCTGTTTTGAGAACCAAATGTTGATAATGCATTCTGTCTTATTTCTTCAATTGATTCCGCGCCTCTACCACCTACTGCAGATTCTAAGTTTTCAACTGCTATTGATTTTTTCATTGTTTCATACAACGTTTCATCTAATACAGATAATAAATCTTCTTCAAATTCTATTCTATTGATTGTAGTTAAATCTCCCATATTTACATTCGACGTAATTCCACCGCCTGTTAAATACTTTACAATTAATGTACTACCGGCTGCTGGAGCTATTCCAAATGTATTTGTTTTTAAAAAGTTAGATGGGTCAATACCCTGATTTAATCTTTGTACCGAATTGGCTAAACCAAGTCCTACATTTTTGGTGTTTGGCAAAATAGTTTCATCCGGCATAGTAACATCTCCATTTCCAAATTGTAAATTCATTGTATTATCTGAATTTACTTTTACCGAAAATCTTCTTGGTACTTTTTGTACTTCTAAGATATATGGTACATCATTTGAATATGAATTTAAATCACTATTAGATTCTATGTTAGAATTTTCTACAAATATTGTTTCTTGTGCCAAATATGGAACTTCATAATATTTGTTATTTCCATCTGTTACCGATGTTATTTGTATTACATTTGTATCAGGCAATGTTATATATGGATAATCGCCTGTGGGAACTGATAAATTAATTTCCGATTCTCTGGCTGATATTGCTTTTACTTTTTTGGTTATTAAATAAAATGTAGGAGCTCCAGTAGTAGTATCTCTACTATGTACATCAATTTCTCTACTACCAGAATTTGCAAAATCAACTGCATCTATTGTTCTAAATGTAACACTACCATTTGTAGTAGATGTTATTTCCATACCATCTTTTATTTTTAAATAATAACTATCATCTGGTTCGTATCCACTACCTCCACCTATATTTTTAGATGGTACTAATTGATAAACAGTCATGGTAGTAACCGCAGGAGCTGTTACCTTTGGTTTATATCCCATTGCTTGTGCCAATGCTACTACGTTTTTACGTTCAGTAGCATGTGATAACATTGATTCTTTTAATTGGGTATCTTGATAAAATGAAAGTACATCTCCAATATATGATGCCATTTCAATAAACACCATACCAGGTGAAGCTTCATTAAAATCCGAATATGTGTTTGGAAAATATGTTTTAGCATATTGGATTAGATTATCTCTTAAAGAATCAAAATCCTTACCAACATAATTTATATTCTTAGAATTTCCCCAAGATTTTTTTATACTCTTTACTGCCATTATTAGTTATTTACATTTATTGTTACCGATTCGGATAAATTTCTATTTGATTTTAATGAAAAATTAATTTCTACTCCGAATTTATTTGCATCTTTATATTCATCATTGTAATCTACAATGATTTCATTTATTTCTAAATAAGGTAACCAAATATTAACTGCTTCACTAATTACACGTTCTACTTCGTAATCAATTTCACCATCTACAATTTGTTCAAAAAGTATTTTCCAAATATCACAACCAAATTCGGGTTGAGCTACTCTCTCTCCTTTTTTTGTTAAAATCAAATTAGTTAAGTTAGATTTTGCTTGTGTTAATGTTGTAAAATTTGTAGCAAATACACCACCTGCATTGGAAGTTTCGTTTATACCAATACCCAATACTTTATAGTCATTTACTGCTAAATCCGTTACATTAACTTTACCTAACTCTATTGCCATTATTTAAATCTCTTTACTAATTCTGAATAATCTCTTGTCAATGCTTTTATTGTAGCATCTTGTAAACCATCGCCGGTTGATTCAAAATTTGGAGTACCAGCTGGTACGTTTACATCTCTGTAATCTAATGTTTCCCACTCATCTGCA